AGGATGTTAGTTGGTGAAGATCGCAGAAATATAAACTTAATATATGCAGCTTTATTATTTTTATTTATTTTTTCAACAATTTTTTATAGTTGTCTTTCTTCTGATAATAAAAATTTTGTAGAAGAAAAGCCGGTAAAAAAAATAGAGCTGCAGGTTAAAAAAGAGATAAATACAGACATAAGTGGGAATATTCAGCATGTAAATGAATATGATCCACATATTTCTGGAATGTAATTTATTTATAAAAAAGGAGGCTTACATAAATGATTAGAATGGATGCCGTAAGGCATCATTTAGATGCAAACGAAACGATGTTTTTTGCTCGACAGTTAGAAGAAATTGAAGCTACAGTATATGCTTTTGAAAAAACAGAATTAAAATATAGACAGTTTATCCCTGTTTCTAACAAAGACAATCCTGGAGCAAATACGATTACATATCGTATGTTGGAGCAGGTTGGATCGTTCAAGGTAATAGCTAATTATTCCACTGATTTACCGAGATCAGATGCTTATATGTCTGAGTTTAGTCAAAAAGTAAAAGGTTTTGGTGGTGCTATAGGCTACAGCACTCAGGATTTAAGAGCTGCAGCGATGACAGGTATTAGTTTGGAAATGACCCAAGCCGATGCCTTGAGAAGAGCATACAACGAGACTTTAAATTCAGTGTGTTGGAATGGAGATATAGAAAGTGGAGTACAAGGAATTCTTGACAATGCTAATATTCCTACAGTAGCGGCAGCCAATGGGGCAGGTGGTAATTCTGAGTGGTCTACAAAAACAGCAGATGAAATAGTATTAGATGTAAGAACTATTTTATCTAGGATAATGACGCAATCTAAAGGCATTCATAAAGCGAATACTTTCTTAATGCCACGGGCGCAGTATAATATCATTGAAGGTTTACCGAGATCAACACATTCTGATATGACTGTTTTAGAATTTTTGAAAAAAACATATCCTGATGTAACTTTTGATGTACTTGAGACTGAGTTAGATAGTGCTTTTACATCAAATACAGAAGATGGAGCAATAGTATATCAAAAGAGCCCCAGAGTTTTAGAATATCGGATTCCGCTCGAACTATTGCTACATCCTGTTCAAATAAAAAACCTTGAATTTATAGTACCTGGTGAGGCAAGGCTTGGTGGTGTCGTTGTTAGATACCCACTAGCAATGGGTTTTTTCACAGGTATATAAAGGAGGATAAATTTAAAAATGATTGTAATTCATCAGAAGAATAATTTAGTAACTCTGCCTTATATCATTAATGGCAAGGTTAGTACGTTTGATTTTTTACCCGGTAGAAATCAGATAGAAGCAAAGGTTTTTGATGCTATAAAAATTTATAATAAAAAAAGGTTTGAGAATCATTATCAGTTCATTTTAAAACCTTTTTCTCCACCTGGGGCAATAAAAAAAAATGATATTGGAGATGAAGAAATTATTATATTTAAGCTTGATGCCCCTAGTTTTGTTGATTTAATCAGCAATACTAATGAAATTAAGTTATTAAAGGATTATATTAAATCTGAAGAGAAGAGAGATCGGCCTAGAAATACAATTTTAAAAGCGATTAAAGAAAAGATTAATGATATAAAAAAATTTGAAAAAAAGTTACTAGGTGACAAAGATAAAAAATAAAAGTTAAATTTATTATTTTAATAACCTACCCGGGCTAACCCCCTGGGTAGGATTATTCTAAAAAATGTCAAATACAACGAAAGAAAAGATTTTGTTAATTGCTCCTGAATTATCAGGAATAACAGACCAGGATGTATGGGATTTATTCCTTGACGATGTAGCAAGGACAATAACGTCTGCTAGATATGGCACAGATCAGGAGAGAGCGCAAAGATATTTATGCGCTCATTTGCTTACATTATCTAATAGCTTAGATAGCTCAAGAAATGTCCGAGCTACAGGGCAGGTTACATCTTTAAAAACCGGTGAGGAATCTATTAATTTTGCATCTTCTTCTAACTCTAACAAAAAATTTGATCCTTATGATTCTACCGTTTACGGTTTAGAATTCAAAAAGATAAGAAGTCAAAACGTCCTTGGATTTAATTCATACACACCAGGGGATTTATGATAAGGCCACGGATTAAATATATCGAAAAGGTGCATTATAAATTACATACGCCTAAAGGCCATGTAGATATCGGGGTTTTTGGGGCGCAGGGATCTCAGAGAGTAATAATAGCAGCTTCAAATGAATTTGGCACAGAAGATGGAAGAATTCCTGAAAGGTCGTTTTTAAGATCAGCGTATAATGAAGAAAAAGAGAAAATGTTTGATAGAATTAATAAAAGTAAGCTTGATATTGTTTTAGGTAAAATATCTGCAAAGACTATACTAGAGCGGATAGGATTATACATGCAAAGTCAAGTAAGAAAGAAGATTAATACAAGCCCATCGTGGGCTGAAAAAAATGCAGATAGCACTTTAAAGAAAAAATTTCCGATTACTAAACCTCTCTTTGCAGGAGAAGATCGGATTAAAAAAGATATTACGTATAAGGTGAAGACATAGCTAAAATTTGGGTTAAAGTACAAGAAATATAATGATATATACGCAAGCTATAACTATAAAAAGATACGCTGAGGGATCATACGTAAATGGGCATTATGTTCAAGGAGTTTCAATATCGAGTTCAGCGATGGCGAATATACAGCCACTATCTGGCGCTGAGCTTTTGTTACTCGCTAAGGGCGACCGTGAAAAGGATACGATTAAAGTTTTTACGAATAGTAATACACCTTTTTATAACAATGACTTAATTACATATAATTCTACAGAATACAGAATGGTAAAAGTAAAAAACTGGACAGATCATCTTATTCCTCATTACAGAGGTTTTGGAGTTGCTCCTTAGATGGGATATAGAATTAATCAGGAAAAAGAAGATGCATTATTTTCGTGGGCTATTCATGCAGCGAATCAGGTATCGATTGGAATAGCAAATGAAAACATTGCATCTTTGAAAGGGTCTGAATTTATACAGGTGATATGGGATAAGCCTAAGAATAATGACGACCATACAGCTAAAAGACCTGCCTTTCCTTATTGCTCTTTGAAAATTTCATCCATTGAAGAAATTGGGAAGCCAGCAATTGAATATTATTCTTTAGATACATGGGCTTATTATATTAGGAAAAAAATCATTTTATCAATCAATGTTTATGGATATGAATACTCTTTTAAAACAATGAATTATCTTATCAATAGTATTCATTTATACAGTTATCAACAAATATTTCAAGCAGAAAAAATTGCTTGTTGGGGTGCTGGCGCACCTCTTGACTTATCTGAGTTAGAAGAAAATGTATTTAATCACAGAGTGCAGGCGGATTTTATTTTTAGTTTTCCCGATCCTGTACTTGATGTGCCGATGGAGATACACAAAGTTACTGTAAATGGAATAATAAATGATTCACTTAACGTGAGTCAAGATATTGAAATATCATAATTAAAAAAGCGAGGTGTAATATATGAGTACAGATATTGATGATATTGTAGTCGTTAATATATCTAGAGAGACAGCGAAGTTAAGCATTACCGGATTTGATACAGCGTGTATTTTTGGAGTGCATACAAGGTTTGATGAGAGCTATCGGACGTATAATGACATTGAAGAAGTTGAGGAGGATTTTGAAACAACTGACGAAGAATGGAAAGCTGCAAATGCTTTATTTGCACAGGATAACAAACCTGAATCGGTTGTCATTGGGAAAAGGGCAGCTAACGTAGCACAGAAAGAAAGAATAACTGTAGATACAGCAATTGATTTTACAGCATATAATTTAACAATTGGTAGTAATTCATATGATTATACATCTGGTTTAGATGCTGATACAGCAACTATTGTTGCATCATTATTATCGATTGCGTCAGTTGGAGAGGATGCACTTACATTCACCAATAACTTAAATGGCACATACGATATTCTTGCAGATGTGGCAGGCGATGCTTTTACCGTTGAAACCGATGATAATCAAACAGTAACAACATTAGTAGAAAATGTTAATGTAGCTACTGAGCTTGCGGATTTGAGAGAAGAGTATTCCGATTGGTATGCTCTAATTTTAACACGCAGGGCTACTGAGGCACAACAGATACAGGATATAAAACATACAGCAGCTTGGGTTGAATCTAAGTTAATGTTATATGGTACGTCTATAGATGAAGCTGCTATTATTACATCAGCAACCACGGACGTAATGAGCTGGTTAAAAGCAAGAGCTTACGACCGTACTTTCCTTATGTATTCAGCTGATCATGCAGCTTATCCAGAAGCTGCCATGTTTGGTGTTTTATTGCCTAATGATCCAGGGACGACCAATATTACAATGAAGTTTAAACAGCTTTCTGGGATTGCAGTTGATACATTAAGTTCAACTGCGACAACTCACCTTATTGCTAAGTATGCGAATTATTATGAAACCGTAGCAGGGTATAATTGCATAACCGGCGAAGGAATTGTAGCGAGCAATGAGTATATAGATATTATATATTTTACTGACTGGCTGCAAACTAGGATTGCAGAAGGAATATTCTTAAAATTAATTAATGCGCAGAAAATTCCCTTTACAACACAGGGAATGGATGTAATAGCGCAGGAGATAATGTTTTGGCTAGAACGTGGAATTGACGCTGGTGGATTAGTTGCAGGATCGGCAGAGGTTGAAGTGCCTGACATTGAAGATATTCCAAGCACAGAAAAAGCAATTAGATATTTAAACGGTGTTACATTTACCGGGACTTATGCTGGAGCAATTCATAAAGTAAGAATCGAAGGGAAATTAACTGTTTAATTTTTTACATAAGAACAAAAACAAGGGAGGTAAAGAAAAATGCCTGATATTATACCAGGGGTTAAAACTTACGATCCTACCAAAGTAACCGTTGTAATTGGTGGATCAATAATTAAAAGTTGGGATACAGTTAGAGTAGTGGAAAATGATCCACGATTTACCTTTAAAAAGGGTACGTCTGGAGAAGTTACGAGATCGAAAAATAGTGTAATTATGGGTACGATTACATTTATCTTGCCTCAAACTTCGGAAGATAATGCAATTATGGCAGCGTATAATATAGCTGGCAATTTAATGAACGTCTCTGTAATTGATCGTGGAGGCACATCAATCCATATCATGCCGCAGGGGACAATTGAAAAAGCGGCTGATGCAGAGTATGGAGTAGAATCCGGGCAAAGAGAATGGACTATTATAGGGCAGATGAAAGATCCAAATTATATCGGAGGTAATTAATAATGGCAAGGAAGCCTATAGAAAAAGATATTGATGTAGAAAAGTATACTTTTTATCAAATGCCACCTAGACAGAGTTTGAAATTATTGCTCAGAATAGGCAAAATAATTGCTCCTTCAGTTGCTAATTTAGGGGAGTTAAAAAACCTTAAATCCGTGTTTAATTCTAAAATTGATATAAATAAAGTTATTTCTGTTTTATGCGATAGGATGGATGTAGATGAGGTTGATAGCATTATTCAAGATTTACTAAGTCAGGCAATATGCAAAGGCAAAGGCCAAGTATCGCAGAATTTTGATGAAATTTTTGGTGGCAGACTTCCTCATTTATTTCAAGTCATAAAAGTAGCTATGGAGGTTGAGTACGGAGATTTTTTCTCAGGAAAATCCGGCGCTCAAGATTAAAGAGTGGCGGATATCAAACAAAAGACACAACCATATCGTGGTATGTTTGGCGTGTAGTTTTAGCAAAGATAGCAACATTAACAGAAATTGAAACATCATGGGCATTATGCGATTTAATCGAAGCCCATGAAGCATTAGATATACAACAAGAAGTAGAAGAATATTATTATAATAAAAATAAGGGAGGTAGTTAAGATGCAGACTAGATTAAAAAAAGTAAAACACGGTAAATATGTAGTGGAGAAGATTGAAAGACCTGCCAGGCCACGGGCTATAGGACGGATAAAAGAAGTAGCTCCTATAGTAGATATAGCAGAAGATAAAGATAATGTATCTGTAAAAATTAAAAGAGGCAAGCGGAAATAATAATGGCTACTACCTTAAAAGAGTTATTAGTTAGTATTGGATTTGATGTCGACGATAAAGAATTATCTAAAATCGATAAAGGATTCAGTCAGATAAAAAAGGCTACAACTATGGCTACCTATGCTGTAATAGGATCAGGGGGGTTAGCTGCTGGCCTTGGATTTTTAGTTAAAAAAGCAGGAGATATGGAACAAATTGATATTGCTTTTGAAACTATGCTGGGGGGGGCTAAAAAAGCAAAGGATTTATTATCTGATTTATTTTTATTTGCTCAGAAAACTCCGTTTGAGATCCCAGGGTTACTGATGAACACTAAGTTGTTGTTGGGTATGGGAATTGAATCAAAAGATATGATTGAAACATTAACGAATTTAGGAAATGTAGCTGCTGGCTTATCTATACCATTAGAAAGATTAGCTTTAAATTATGGTCAGGTTAAAGCGCAAACTAAATTAACAGGCCGTGAATTAAGAGATTTTGCTATTGCCGGTGTTCCTTTGTTAAAAACGCTCGCTGAGATGTTAGGGAAGACAGAGGCGGCAATAACTGATATGGTATCTAAGGGTGGAATAGGATTTAAAAAAGTTGAAGCAGCTTTTAAGCGAATGGCTGGAGAAGGTGGTCGATTCAATAATTTAATGCAAAAACAATCAAAATCTTTGTGGGGTATCTGGAGTAATATTAAGGATGCAGTAAATATATTAGCAATGGAGCTTGGTGGTAATTTACTTCCAAATGCAAAAAAAGTTCAGATGGAATTTTTGAATTTTTTAGAAGTTAACAGAGATTTAATAAAGTTAAAATTAACTTTATTTTTAACTGATTTAAGTAGAGGATTATATAATTTATTTATAAACTTAAAAAATGTAGCTGTTAAATTAACAGAGATTGTTGATCTGTTTGGAGGCTTTGAAAAAGTAATAAAGGTAGCTGGAATTGCATTATCTTCAATGATTGGATTTTATATTTTGTCTGCATTGGGAAATTTAATAGTTGGTTTCACATACTTATTAACATTAATAGAGGCAACTGGGTTTGCGGCTGTTATGACTAATATAAAAATATTACTATTGCCGGCATTAATCGGAGCTGCTTTTGTTGCGCTTGGATTGATTTTGGAAGATGTATTGTCATATTTCCAGGGGAAAAACAGCATTACCGGAGTAATAATTGAATACTTTGAACAAAAATTTCCGAATGTATTTAAAATAGCGTCTTCAGCATTTTTAGCAATGTCTGAAACAATGCAACAGGTAGCTGATTTTTTAGGGCAGGTGTTTAGCGGATTATGGGAGTCAATAAAAGGTATTTTTCATTGGGATGTTACTCAAATAAAAAACGGATTATTGCAGATTCAAGATGCATTTTTAGGAGTATGGACAAAGATCAAAGAAGAATATTTGATTATTTTCGATGTAATTAAAAATTCTGTTTTAAAAATTAATGATTTTTTATTTCCGATATTCGATAAAATCGGTAGTTTAATATCTAAAACAAAAGGTTTATTTACAGATGAAAAAGAAGGTAATATCAATGTTACACGTAAAAACATAAATCTTGAGAATATTGGTGTAACTGGATTAAATCCAAGTGCTGCACATGTTAAAAACATAAATTCATCAAGTTCATCATCTCAAATCACAAATAATATTGATGCACCGATTACTGTAAATGTACCTGCAGGTACAGATCCTGCCCAAGTTGGTGAAGTAGTGAAGGAGTCCTTCAGAGAAGAATTAAACAATATTTTCAGAAATACGTATCTTAATTTACAACCACAGGTTGAATAATTATGGCATTAGAAAATTTGTTCAGTGCTGCATTAGGTTCTATCTTCGGGAAAAAAACGACAATCGATGACGGTAACGGAAACCTACTTATGGTAGATGCAGTGTTTTCGGAAAATCATCAATTCAATTCTCAGGCGACATTACATGAAATAGAGGATGGATCAGAAGTCACAGATCATATTATTAAAAAGGGAATTATCCTAGATATTAATGGATTTATTTCCGATGATCCGATTAATTTATACTCAACCTTAGCTGGAGTAGGAAGTGGGTTAGTCGGAGGCGCAGTTGGCGGAGTTGCGGGAGCAATTACAACTGGCGTAGTTGGTAAACTTGGTGGAAGTATATTAGATAGCTTAAATGGAAAGCCGTCAAAGGATGCGTACGATATCTTGTCTGAGATTTACGAAGAAAAGTTATTATGTACGATTGTCACTGGGTTAAAAGAGTACACCAATATGGCGATGGAAAGTTTTAAGGCAACCAGGACTCCCGAGAATACAAGAGCTTTAGAATTTACTTCTACTTTCAGGAGAATTAACTTAATTAAAAGTGAAACTATATTAATAGCAGATATAAACGGGGGGGCAGGTGGTGTAGCTAACTCAAGCACACCTACTGAGGATTTAGGAAAGCAAGGCACTATATCAAATACAACAACAAAGGGAAGCAGTATCTTATATAGGATGTTCCATTAATTATGGCAATAAAACAATTACCTGTTAGTTCAGATTCTGCTAATTATCAATTTAAAACTGATTTAGATGGAACTACATATATATTTAAGTTTAGATTTAATACAAGATCTGATAAGTGGATGATGGATATATCTACAGAAGATGGTATAAAATTATTATCTGGAATTCCGTTATTAGTTGAAGCTAGGTTGATTAATAGATTTGTAGATGTAAGATTACCTCAAGGAACATTATTTTTAATAAATACAAAAGATGAGTATGTAGAGTGTGGCCGGTATGATTTAGGAAATGATTGTTTACTTTTATATAGTGAGGCAGCTTAATATGAAAAAAGTATACGGTGTTGAAGCACAATTTTCTACCTTTGAAGACGGTTTATGGTTTGATTCTGACAGACAAAAATACAATCCGAAAGGTTTTGGAATAAAAATAGCTTTTTTAATCGGGAAAATATTAATGCCTGAAAAAAAATTTTATAAGCTAGGCTGCTGGACTGGAAAAGATGGAGTTAATTACAATCCGTGGAGCGGCGGCAACCATTGGTTTGTTTATCGTTTAAATGCTATTCCTAGATTAATAATAGGAGCATTACTAACAGCAATTATATCGTTATATTGTTCGTTGTGGATAGTTATCCCAGCAGGTTTTTTTCTTATGGGAGGATACATATCAGTTGCTGTTGGTAGATTTGGTTTTTACTTTGGAAATAAAACTTATGGAGCTGACATAACTACACATCCTCATTATTTACGATGGATGACACAAGACGAAATAGGGCATGATCCTGAAAATCATAATTATTATTTATGTCCAAGTATTTCAACCAGGCGGACCCGTTGGGTTTGATAAAATGAGTTTATTGTTTGACAGACATATAGGGTTTTCCTTTGGTATAAAGGGGGAAGAAGGAAAAAAAGTTACAGGATTAAGAACTGTTTTTGACATAAAAAAAGATAGTTCAAGTGAAGCAAACGAAGCCAAAATATCTATTTATAACTTAGCTTCATCTAGTTGGGGAATTTTAGAAAATACTAAATCAAAATTATCTTGTATTTTAGAAATTGGATACAAAGAAGAAGGTTTAAAAATCATTTTTAAAGGTGATATTACAAAAGCAAGCAGAATAAGGCAAGGTGCAGATATCATTACGAACATTGAAGCGAAAGACGGACATGTGGAATTAACAGAGGCTAAACTAGATAAAAGCTATGCTGCTGGAGTGGATGAAAAAAAAGTTATTATTGATTTACTAAACACAATAAAAGCTGCTGGTAATGTTACTCTTGGATCATTGTCTAATTTACAATCTATTGTATCTAAAAACGGATTAAATATAAGTGGTATTTCAAAAGATTTTTTAGATAAATTAATAAAAAAGCAAGGGCTTGAATGGAGTATACAAGATAATGTAATTCAAGTCTTAGAATCTAAAGGATATACAGAAGAAGAAGCTATAATATTGAATAAAAATACAGGATTAATAGGAAATGCAGTTAAAAGAGAAAAAGGTATCGAATTTACTGCGTTGATTCAAGAAGGATTAAAGCCCGGAAGACTAGTTAGTATCGAAAGCTTTGATATTTCTGGTGATTTTAGAATAAGAAAAGCGAAAATAAAAGGTGATAATTACGGCAACGATTGGTATGCAAAATGTGAGGCAGTATAATGATTGAGAACGAAACCCCGACATTATCGGATGTAATTAAGGAAGCAATTGAGGCTAAATTGCTTGACTTACATGTATCAATGCCGGCTAAAATTGAAAAATATGATAATGCAACTCAAAAAGCTGATGTAAAACCTTTGCTTAGAAAAAAATATAAATTAAATAATGGAACTGTAGAGATTCCAGTTATACCAAATGTACCTGTACAATTCCCTAGTGCAGATAACGGGAATGCATATATACATTTCCCAATAAAATCGGGGGATTTAGGTATAATAGTTTGCTGCGAAAGGTCGATTGATAACTGGTTGTCAGGCACCGGGCAAGTGGTCAATAGTGATGATCCCCGGCATCATTCGTTCAGTGATGCTATTTTTATCCCGGGAGTAAGACCTTTTTCTGCAGCTTTAGAAAATACAACAGAAGATGAAGTTATAGTTCAAAGAAATGAAAATTGTGTACAAAAATTTTACGATAATGGAAAGATAGAAATTAAGGGGCAAGAATCTGAAATTAACTATCATCCTGATGGAAAGCGTGAATTTTTAGGCGGTGATATGTCAGTTACTTTTTTTCCAAATGGAACATTAACTGTACAGGGAGCTACTAAAGAATTATTAACTGTTATAGATAGTTGGATGGATCATATAATCAATGACGGATATATGCTAACTTGCTTCGGGGCAACAGGATGGATTACATATACTAAATTATTACTTTTGCAGGACAGAGAAGATTTTCAAACATTAATGAATGAACCTCCAGGATTATAATTATGGCCATAATTAACACAGAGTCAACTTTAGCAGAAGCAATAGTATCGTCTTTATTATTAGACGATTCATGCTCAAAACATGAAAAAATAACATCAACTGAAAGGCAGTGTATGGTGGAAAAGTGGACTATTATTTGTAAAGAAATAATAGATCATATTGTTGCTACTACCGATGTGTTACCTGGGTCATTTAAAGACACGGATAATAGCAGCCCGATAGTTGGTACAGGGAGCGTAACTTAAAAAACATTTAAGCATTGAATAAAAATGGATATAAAATTAGATACTAATTGGGATATTGAGATTGCAAACAGTGATCTATCTCTTACTGAAGGAAGGGAAGGAATACAGCAACATTTAAGTCAAAGATTAAAAACCTTTTTCGGTGAATATTTTTTAAATAACAAAATAGGCGTGCCTTACTTACAACAAATTTGTGTAAAAGGATATAATCCAATAGTTGTTGATAGTATTTTAAAAAATGTAGTTATTAACACTCCAGGAATTATCAGGATTACGAAGTGGAATATTTTAATTGATAGATCGTTAAGACAATTATATTTAATTTTTAGAGCAAGTACAGACGATGGCATAATTGATTTTGAGGGGGCGATTCCATAATGAGCTATGGCGTAACAGATGAAGGATTTGTATCAAAAACTTTGGTTGAAATACAAGCCGAACTTGATACATTATTAAAATCTACATTCGGATCATATATAAATACACTTCCTCAATCTATTTTTGGACAAATCAAGGCTATTCTTTCTGAACGAGAATATTTATTGTGGGAAGCTTTGGAAGATGCTTATAATAGTCAATATCCTGAAACTGCTAGTTCGGTTAGTTTAGATGATGCTTGTAGTATAACGGGGTTATCACGTTTAACAGCAGATTATTCAACTGTAAGTATTGCTCTTTTTGGAACTGAAGGAACTGAGATTCCTTTAGGTACTGAATTTTCTAAATATAATGATGCAAATACAATTTTTGAAACTGCGGAGGCTGTAACACTAGCTGCAGGTGTTGATGCTATTCAAACAATGGTAGCAGCTCAAGAACCTACAAACGGAGTTTTTAGTTTTGTATTTGGATCAGAGACAACAGATAGTATTTCATCAGATGCTACACCTGCAGCGATGTCTGCAGCTTTAAATGCGCTAGATGGATTATCCGAAGTTAGTATAGCTGGAACATGGGCGGATGATTTTTTGATTACGTTTGCCGGAGATGATGGAAAGCAGCCGCAGGACTTATTAACTTTGTCTGGATCAACTCTTGCAAACGAATTAGGATCAATAACTCCTACTATCTCAACAACAACAACGGGGGTATATCAAGGTGTGGCATCATGTAGAGCAACAACCACTGGGGAGAAACCAGGGGCTATAAATACTATAACAGAAATAGATACACCGGTGAGTGGATTAACTTCTGTTAAAAATGTTGTAGCTGTTACTGGTGGACGTGATGAAGAGACTGACGCAGAGTTTAGGATAAGAAGAAATTTAAGAGTAAATATATCCGAAGCTGGAACATTAGAAGCAATAAGAACAGCGATTTTAGCTTTAAATGATGATACTACATTAGCGCAATTAGAAAGTGTTTTAGGATTTGAAAATAATACAAATAGTGTAGATTCGAGAGGTGTACCGGCAAAATCATTTGAGCTTGTTGTTTATGAAGAAGATGGAGGAAGCACACGAGACGAAGAAATTGCCCAGGCAATTTGGGAAAGTAAGCCTGCAGGAATTTTAGCTTATGGATCTGATGTATCAATAGCTGTAACAGATACTCAAGGTTTTGAACATAATATCAGCTTCTCTAAACCTACAGAAGTTGATATTTATTTAGAATTAGATTTAACAACAGATAGTGATTACCCTGATAATGGTGATGAAGAATTAAAGGATTTAATAGAAACGTGGGGGAATGCTCTTGGAGTTGGTAAGGATGTTATTGTATATCCATCTTTAATCTCTCAATTAAATTCAATTCAAGGTATAACTGATGTCGTGGTAAGAATAGGAACGGCTGTAAGCCCAACTTTAGACGATAATATAACTATAGATGACGGGACGGTTAGCCAGGTTGAAATTAGCCGCTGGAGTACTTCACGGATAACAATTTCATCTTAACCAATAATATACCTATTTATATTATCTTTTAATAGAGAAAATGAATATAACGAAGATAGAGACACATAGTCAAGATGCTCAGAATAGGTTGCTTTATCAATATCAAAATAGCGATAATTTAAAATCGTTAATTGATATAATCGGCCAGAGGGCACAGGACATAGAAGATACAATTTATCAGCTTTTCAGACGATTAAATATTGATCTACAGACCGGAATACAATTAGACAAGATCGGTGATATCGTTGGTCAGGATAGATATGGATTCAGTGACGAAATATACCGGTTATTTTTAAAAGCCAGGGTTGGTAAAAATGTGTCCGAGTCTGATTCTGAGAGGATAATAGCCGTATGGAAGTTGATTACACAATCAGATGAAATACATTTAGTTGAAGCCTTCCCGGGCGAAGTTGATCTTTATTATGATACTGAAATGGAAGCTAATTTAGCTATATATGCTTTTGATCTTATTCAAGATGTTGTTGGAGCTGGGATTAATGTGGGATATATAGCTGTAACGGATCAGGAAAGAGGGTTTAGTTTTGAGAGTACAAAAAACAACCGAAAAGGATTTGGATCATATTATCATCCTACAATTAATTGTGGCAAGTTTTCATGGATGCAAAACATAAGAGAATATGCCGTATTATATACAGAGCCTGTTTTTAGTTTTTACCCATCTGATCCGGATAAAACAACAGGAGGTTTTGGGTCGCAGTATAACCCCACTGCAGAGGGTGGAAAACTAGCATGGATAAATCGTTAAAATAAGGAGTAAAAATTATGTCTCAACCTTCGGAGAAAATCAATTGGATACCAACAGATGATGGAACAAAAATATTTTCCCCTAGTGTATCTAAAAGAGGTACGGGGTGGACTGCAGAAGAAGAGCCACCATTTGAAATTTTTAACTGGTGTTGGAATTTATTAAGTAAATGGCTTCACTGGTTACAAGGATGTAATGCATATAATGTTGTTATATCATCAGATGCCAACGAATATGACTATGCTAGTTTGGAGGCATATATAGCAGCGGGTGCAGTTGCTGGAGACCGTGTATTGTTAAAAAATGATCAGGCTGTTACAGCTCAGATTACTATTCCTGATAACATTGAGCTTACTTTACAGAAAGGTAAAAAATTCACATGTGCAGCTAATTTAGCCCAGGTTTTAGAAATTGGGACAGGATTAAAAATAAAGGGTGATTTTGTAGTTGAAATGAGTCACACAGGCACAGCAGTGAGTATTATTACTTACAATGGGGATAAATCACATGCAGATAATATTATAGTAAAGAATACCTCAACTGGGACAATTACTAATTGTTTTATAATTAATGCTGCAAAAACAGGTAATTTTTCCAGGGGGCAAACAGAAAATACCGGAGGTGGAACGATAACAAATGTTTTAGTTGATAATTCATCTCTTACTACAAACGATATGATTATACGGGAGGTGTAAAAAAATGGGGAAATTACATAGAGCTACCGGAAATAAAACTTTTTCTGGTGAAACTTTTACCGGAGGTACTTTTACAACACCTACTCTTACAACACCTATTATTAATGTTGGATCAGACGCTACAGGCGACATTTATTATCGTAATGCAAGCGGATTATATACAAGATTAGCTAAGGGTACACAGAATTATTTATTAAGAGCAGGAGCATCAATTCCAGAATATGCTGCACCTAATAGCATTATAGTTTTAGGATCGGATGCCAATGGTGATATTTATTATCGAAATGGGGGAGTATTAACACGTCTAGCGAAGGGTAGCAATGGACAATTTTTAACATTGTCCGGTGGTATCCCTGCGTGGGCTTCGATTACGGGGTTAGTTCCATCGGGGTCGATAACAAACTGGTTTCAAGCAGCAGCTCCGTCTGGTTGGACAATTGACAATACGGGTTTAACTGATGCTGCAGGTAATTCAAGAATGATGTGTGCTGTACATTCAAATCAATACGGAGCAGATGGTGGTAGTGAAAATCCAGTTTCTTGGACGTCTGGGACTCAATATCTCGCTAGTGGAGGATCGGTAGGGGCTCGCGAAACCTTGGCCGGAGATGTTGGTCTTCTAATTGGAGGAAGCCCAGATACATACCTTCGAGCAAGAACTGCTGGAGGGACAACAGGCATGGATCTTTTTACACAATCTGTTACGACATTTTCAAAAACACCATATTACCGATATTGTATAGTCTGTACAAAAGACTAAAAAGGAGCAGTAATGTCCGGTTAGGTTTTTGCATACAGTAAAAGACGATGGTAAAAATAAAAAATGATGATTTTTACTTGACATTTAAATAAAATTTTCCGTGGCGAATTGTAATTATTAACCATAATTACAAGGAGTTAAATGTATGCCACGATCATTTAAGCCGTACTACAAGAAATATTCAGCAGCATCGTTTTATAAATTATATCAACCCGCAGCAAAAGCACTTCCCAAGGTACCAGTGCTTGAATCACGTGGAGATAGACCGTTAAAAATGACTTTTGAAGATCAACTAAAAGCACTAATTTTTTTTCATCTTGAAGAGCATACATCCGGGCGTCATCTTGTTCAAGTTCTTAAAGATGATACTTTCGCTTGTAAAAACATTGCTCCAAAAGAAGGCATTGAAAAAAGCAGTTTCTTTGAAGCCATCAATAGCAGGGGACTTGAACAATTGGAAGCCTTATTTGAAGAACTTAGCCGTGAAGCAACGAATATAATGCCCAATCATCATCCTGATCTCGGTGAACTTGTTGCTTTAGATGGTTCATTAATTGATGCTGTTCTTTCAATGGCTTGGGCTGACTACAGAAAAGGCTCCAAAAAAGCTAAAGTTCATATTGGTTTTGATTTAAACCGTGG